AATATCCCAGCTCCTTGGATCTCGACACCTAGCCAGCCGCGCAGTGGTGTGGTGATTTCGCGTTCGCTGGAATCTCACAATGAGTTTTTTCCATGGGAGCGCATTCTGCAGGAGTATGCAGACGGCCCCCTCACCTTCTGTGGGTCCCTCGAAGAGTTGGACGCTTTTGAGCAGCAGTTTCCCGGCACCCCATTGACATGGGCAGAGTCTGGGGACCTTGTAGAGGTCGCGAGCCTACTGACCCGCAGTGAGTTGTTGGTGAGCAATCAGTGCTTTGTGGCGGCCCTTGCTGATGGTGTGGGAGTCCCCACGATACTCGAAGTATCTCTCGCCTCGCCGTCGATGCTTCACCCACGCCGGAATGTGTTCCCGTCTTTCGGAGGGCGCACGTTTTTACCCAAACTCCCAGTAGAGACTGCGGGGGGCTCGTGGGTATCTTCCAACGTTTCTGATGGGATCAAGCGGATGCACTGGCCCAAGGGATACCCCACTGGGTGGGCCTACCCCGACCCCCGCGACAGCTGGTCGCTTATCCGAGGGGAGAGTGTAGAGCAGGTCCAGCACGCGTTGTCTGGACTCCTCCCGAAAACCTTTTCAGCGAAAGACATTCAAGATGAGATTGTCCGGTATACCGTGACACGGTTCCCCAAGGACCTGCTCCCAACCCCAGACCACCGAGGGTTTAAAAAGGTCGCCGCAGCAATGGCCATTTTTGGGGGGGATTTCTCTTTGGTAGAATATTTTTTCCAACCCGAGTTTGGTGCTCAACGTTCTTGACAATGGCACCCCACCCTGAATCTTCCGGGCACATGAAGAAACTCCTCCGCGAAGTGTCCGCACTCCCGTCTACCGCCTTGTCGGGTGCCGCAAAGAAGGCCCTGCCGGGGTATAGCCGCATCAAAGATGCCCCCTCGGCTTTCAACGTCTTTAACCAGATGCGGGAGGATGATCGGGATAGCAACGCTAAGCGGACGCTGGTGCAGGCCATGATTGACGGAGCGCCGCCCTACGCGCAGGCCGACCTCAATGAGACGGGCCAAGGGGACCGCAGCAATCTGAACTTCGACGAGGGAGGGGCGCTGCTCGAATACTCAATGGGTGGGTATGTCGATCTGTTCACCTCCACTGAGCACTTTATCCGGGTATCGGTAACCCCGGGAGTTTACGCCGAGGATGAGCGCATCCGCCATGAAGACGCGCTGACTCGTGAGTTTTCTATCATGCTTCGACAGTGGCCTAGTTTTTTCAGCCGGTTTCTCTACTGCTGCCACCACTTTGTGGCCAATGGGCTGGCTGTCGGGTATCACGCGGACCCCATTGACTGGCGCTGGGAGGCCGTCAAGTTCGGCGATTTCTTCATCCCGCGCCAGACAAAGGCGGACCCGGGAGCCCTGAACGTCGCCGGAGTGGTTAAAAACTATTCCAGCTCGGAGTTATACCGCTGTATCGCTAACGAGGGCGCAGCCGCCTCCATGGGGTGGGACGTCCCCGCCGTGAAAGCCCTCCTGCTCGAAAAAGTAAAGACCGGAAGTTCGGACCCCAAGCGCCCCATCCGCGACTGGGAGTCCCTTCAAGAGATTTTCAAGAACAACGATCTGTTGATCGACTCTATGCCGGGATGCACCAATATTCGCACCGGCATTTTATGGGTCAAAGAGCACTCCGGGAAGTGGAGCCAATACATTTTTGAGGACACTGGCACCGTAAAAAATTTCCTCTTTGCTAAGCGCGAGAGATTTTCAGAAAACCGGGTTCCGTTCACCATCTTCACCTATGGGATTGGCACCAATGGATACTACCACTCAGTGCGTGGGCTCGGGTATAAAATTTACCCCCACGTTCAGGTATCCAACAGGTTGCGCAACACTGTCGTCGACGCCGCGCAGCTTGCTAGTTCTCTGCTTATCCAACCCAGCGATGAGACGGCTTTGAATGAACTGGCGCTCACTTACTATGGGCCCTACGCCATTCTTCCACCAAACAACAAAGTAGTCACACGGGATCTCCCCGACCTGAAAAACTCCGCGATGCCGGTCATTGCCGATATGGCGTCGCTCTTGCAAAACAAGACGGGTGGATACACCTCTGCGGGCATCTTTGCTGACAGTAAAGAGCGCTCCCGCTTTGAAGTGGAGGCTTATGTGGCGAAATCCAGCAAGCTGTCGATCACTTCGTTGAACCTCTTCTATGAGCCGTTTCAGACTCAGCTGCGGGAAGTTCTTCGCCGAGTTTGCACGGCCAACTATGGGGCAAACCTTCCGGGAGGTGACTACGTGCAGGAGTTCCTCAAACGCCTCGATGCTCTGGGAGTTCCTTTGGATATTCTCAAACACGTCGACTTTAGTCGGTGCAATGTCGTCCGCGCTGTCGGAGGTGGGTCTGCCGAAGCCCGCCAAATGATTTTGAATCAGCTCTCGCAGGAGGCCCCAGCTCTCGATGACGTAGGCCGCCGTAATTTGCAGCGCGATCGTATCGCAGCTCTGGTTGGTTACGATCTCGTAGAGCGGTATGTCGCACCGAACGTTGAAGGGCGGTCCACGCTGGACGATAAGATGGCTATTCTTGAAAATGCCGCACTCGCTTCCGGCACCCAAATTCAGGCACTCTCGAACGAACCGCACGTGCCCCACCTCCGCAGCCACATTCAGTATCTCGCCGGCATCTCCGATCAGATTAAGAGTGGCCAAGTTGACGTCGCCGATGTGGTGCAGCCGATGTTTTTCGTCCACGCCCACGCTGTTGAGCATGTTACGATGGGTGGGTCTGACCCAGCGATTGCTTCGCAGATTGCGACCTTCCGACAGCAACTTCAGCAGTTCGGCGAGTTCATTCACAATGGACAGGAGAAACTCCAGAAGCTCCAACGCCAGCAGGCTGAGGCTCAGCAGGCGGGGGCAGAGTCGGGTCCTTCTGGACCTATGGGGCTTTCTCCAGAGATGGAGACCCAGCTTTCACAGCATAACCTACGGCTGAAAATGCAACAGGAGACCCACCAGCTGAAAATGCAACTTGCTGTTGCAGAAGCTAACCAGAAGCGCTTCCTTGCTGACGCTGAAGCCCGTGCCAAACAGATACGGCTAGGCGTTCTCCCTCCCTAAAACATGGACATTCTTGAATGGTCGAGACACTCGACCCACGCGACGACGCTCAGAGATTTTATCGCATCCCCCTGCGGCAAGGCCGCTCTGGAGGTGCTCAGGAAAATGACGGTGTTGCAACGTGCAACAGACCCTGAACCTAATCTCAGCAAGCTGGCACTAGATCACCAGTTTGCCGCAGGATTTCAAGCTGCTGTGCAGGCGTTGAAAAATCTAACCAACCTCAACCCAGATCAGCTTGCTAAAATGCAGCGTGCCCGTGAAGCGGGCTCTGCCCCTTCTTGGGGGTGGGTAGAGCAGGACTCCGGGGAGACCCCAGACTCTGCAGCTCTCTCACCCCCAGCACGTCGTCCTCGCAAATAACCCAACCTCGTAAAATCACATGAGCGCCCCAGCCCCAGCCCCATCCCCAGCAGCCGCCGCTTCTCCAGCCGCCGCTTCTCCAGCAGCCGCACCAGCCCCAGCCCCAGCCCCAGCTCCAGCTCCAGCAGCCGCACCAGCAGGGAAGGTGCCTATCCTAGACCGCCTGAACGCACTCTTTGGTGACGAAGCCTCGGCCAAACCCGCGCCCGAAGCCTCGGCCAAACCCGCGCCCGAAGCCTCGGCCAAACCCGCGCCCGAAGCCTCGGCCAAACCCGCGCCCGAAGCCTCGGCCAAACCCGCGCCCGAGGGGGAATCCGATGAGCCCACACCACCCGGACTTGTTGGTAAAGCAGCTGTTCAGTGGGGGGTCCTCCGCAAGGAGGTCAAGTTGTCCAAGTCTGAGGCTGCCGCAGCAAAGCGGGAACTAGAGGAACTCCGGGCCTCGATGACGAAGCCGGAAATTGCTGCCGCCGAAGCTGAGCTTGTGCAACTTCGCGACCGCGTCACGGACTACGAGCGCGAGCTTCAAGGGACCCGGCTTGAGGCCACTCTTGAATACCGCCAGCAGGTTGCGGTTCCACTGACAGCTATTCGCGACACCGTCGCTGACTTGGCTGAAGTGTATGAGACGGACCTCGATTCCCTGCAAGCAGCTGTGTCTGAGGGGGACCGCAAGGCACGGGTTAAAAAACTCGCCGCGTTGGCTGAGGGGATGTTGGAACCCGACCGCATGCGGCTTTACAAAGCCGCCGAAGAGTTTGACGCTGTCATCCATAAAAAGGAGCTTCTTGAAGCCGACGCTGGAGCGACACTCAAGAAATTTGAGATCGAACGCGTGAATGAAGCCCGCCGGGCGGAAGTCGAGCGCAATAAAAAGCGCGCTACTGCTGATGAGCAGACGTGGTCGCTCCTGCAATCGAAGTCCGAGGTATTCCGTGAACCTGACGTGGCTAAGCAGATTCGGGAAATCGCGGCTTCGGCTGGCATCACCGGTGACGACCCCGACGAAGTGGCCTACTCCGCCTTTGCTGGCGCGGCTCTCCCAGCTTTGGTGCGCGCCAGCAATGCCGCTGCCGCCAAAATTGCTGACCTGACAGCTCAAATTGAAATGCTGCGCGGGGCTTCCCCCAGCGGCGATGGCAACGGTAATGGGGGAGGGTCGCCCCCGTTGCCGGACACCAAAGCTCCTCGCAAGGGTTTCCTTGAGTCGGTTGATGCCCGGCTCGGTTCGCGCTAATTTTTGATTTGACGGCATGATGGAGCTGTGATTCCATCATGCCGAGGCTGGTCGCCCTCTTTCAAACGACTTCGACAACGATAAGATAGAGCTATTCTCCCTTGGCTCACGGGAACCCCGCACCAACCGAACGCTTCGGATTGGTTTAATCCCCTCGTCCAAATACCTCTTTCTATCCTACGACTATGGCCCTCGCCGACTTCAATCTTGACTCCACCAACGCTATCCTCGTCACCGAGGCTGGCAAAATCTCCGACGACATCCACGAAAAGACCATCAATGAGTCTGCTTGGATCAAGCTCGCCCCCCGCTCTCAGTTCCCCGATGAACAGGGCGACACGATCAACGTGCTGACTTGGGAGCGTGCCCTGCCGACCAACGGTCTGTCTTGGACGGCCCTCACCAATCAGGCGATTGGCGTCACTACCAGCTGTCTGCCCACTCCGGGTGACCTCACTTTCGGCAAGACTGTCCGCTCGTATGGGCTGCAGTCTTCCGCTCTGCAGACCCCCAAAATCTGCGTCAATGACCTGCGATTTGCCTCCAAGCGCAAGGAGCAGCTCACAGCGATGTTCAACATCCTGAAGTATAACACCAAGTGGGCTTGGGAGAACTTCTACCGTGGTCAATACACCGCTATCGCGGAGCACAAGCTCGTGTTGACCGCTGGCATGACCTCCATCGAAGGCGACTCCGCTGATTTCGCGGTCCCTGCGGACCCAACCAAGGTCGGCAAAATCAGTCAGGGCGTGCTTGATCGCATCTACCTGCGCAATGTTCGCGAGGGCGTCGAGCCGTGGGGCATGGAGAACGCCCGTCCGATCTACGCGCTGATGTGCTCCCCCGAAGCACAGGAGCAGATCCTCTTCGGTCTGGGTGTGCAGAACATCCGCGAAGACTTCCGCTACTCTACCCGCGTCAGTGAGCTGCTCGCCCCTCTCGGCGTCGAGCGCTCTTACAAAGGCTGGTATCACCTCATGGACATGTTCCCCACCCGCACCAACATTGTGGATGGCGCGTGGGTTGAAGTGGCTCCGTTCATCGCATCCAGCACCACGGCAGGCTCCAAGTGGAACCTGAATCCCGCCTACGAGACAGCGAGCTTTGAAGACGCGCAGGTTTTCGTCCGCGAGTCTGTCGAGTTCCAAGTCCCCCGCCCGCTCACCAATCCCGGCGGTGGCGTGACTTTTGACCCGCTGACCTACATGGGCGACTTCCAGTGGAGCAACATCAAGCATGAGGACACCAACCCCGACGGCACGATTGGCCGCTTCCGCGCGGTGTTTCAGGCTGCGACGAAGCCCATCCAGCCGGACCTCGCCACCGTCATCCGCTTCCGCCGCTGCGGTTCGAGCCTCGTGCTCTCCGATTGCGATGGTGAAGTGATCGTCGCATAACCCCTCACCCACGGGGGCGGGGGCCCACAAGGCCTCCGCCCCCATTTTCTTACCTATGAAAGACGCATACTGCAAAATCCCAGAGGGGCTTGAACTCCCTGAGGAGGCTATGAAGGGCGAATCAATCGACCTCGTTGCCTCTGGTAAAGTCGTCGATGGCAATTTCATCATCGAAGCTCTTGATGGGGTCCCTATCAGCCCGGCTTCCGAGGAAACCTCGGGAGAGTCTGACGAAACTCACAATTCTGAGAGCCCCAGCAAACCAAAACCCGCGAAGAAAAAAAAGCCCGGTTTCATGGAGTCCATTGAAGCCCAGCTCGGCGGCTCCCCCTCCTAATTATGAAGCTCCATGATGCTCACGGATTCGTCGTCGATGCCGAAGTCGGCATCGCGGGGTTCACCACTGGAAAGTGGCAACAAATCGCCGCCGCTGTCTCTACTCCCGCCGCCCTAGTTGGTGCCGGGGCTGGAGCTGAGGGCGACACCGTCGTTGGGCTGCTCGTCATCCCAACTACCACCAGTCCGGGGGCCGTTACTCTCTATGACGACACCCACACGGTCGTCGTTTTCGCGGGAGGGAGCAACAGTCTTACCTGTTTGGTCCCCTTCTTCATCCCCCTCGGCCTCAAATCTGAGGGCAGTGGGTGGTATGTCTCTACTGGCGCTGGACTCAGCGTCGTTGCTACGGGAGACTTCACGTAGTCTCCCACCAATCCGTTTGCAATTCTCCCCGACCGTTTAAATTCCCTCCGCTATGAAATTCCTCCTCCTACTCGCCGCCGTCTCGTTTGCTCTTCTGCCGTTTGCCCGTTCTCAGACTGGCAACATCTACGATTCCGACAATCAGACCGGCATCGCCTACAAGGTCCGGGCCACCACGGTCTCTGCCGCATATACCGCGACAGCCCGTGACCACCTGATTTTGGTAGACGCTTCCACCGCTGCTGTCACGGTGACGCTCCCCACAGCCGCAGGCTACAACAACAACCGCGTCATCGTCGTCAAAAAGTTGGACTCTACCGCCAATGTGGTGACGCTGGACCCGGCGGGAGCGGAGCTTGCGGATAGTCGAACTACCCTCCTGCTCGTCAATGAAGGCGACGCTGTGACCCTCGAAGCCGCTAACGGTGCGTGGCACTCTATCGGCGTTTCAGGTGAAGGCCGGCAGAGCCTGATTCCTGCGGCAACAATGACCAATGGCACCGCTACCGCGAAGACGCAGGTTTTGATGGATGATACGCCCGCCGCTGAATTTTCAGCTCTCACTCTTGTCGGCGCTCAGCCCACTCTGTCGCAAACTTCTGCGAAAGCTCGCAAAGGCACCAACAGTTTGAAGGCGGTATTCACTGCTGCAGCATCCGCGAATGACGGCTTTCAGTGGACGGCTTTCTCCGCTGTTGATTGGACCACTGCCGAGTATGTGGGGTTCTGGGTGTATTCCTCGAAGGCTCTTACTGCCGGGGACGTGATGCTCAAGACTGTCGACTCCACTGTTGAGTCCGCGTTTTCGTTCGGCGCGGTCCCAGCGAATACGTGGACGTGGGTGCAGCTCGACATCTCTTCTCTCGCGACCACCAATGGAGACGCCGTCACCAACTACAAGGTCTACCTGAGCACCGCTGGTGCGGCCCTCGGCGCTTTCGACCTCTACCTCGACGGGGCTTGGAAGTGGGACAACACGGAGGAAGTCGCCCTCGGCGTGGATCTCCTCGACCGTCGCGGCGCTGTGGAGAACGCGCTCTCCCTCACAGCTGCTAACACTGGGACTCATGGCATGGTAGCTCTGACAGAGGATACTGACTTCTTTGTTGCCTATCGTTCGGGCAACGACGCCCTTGTCACCATTTCGGACCTCTCCACGAAGTCCGCCCTTTTCTTTGTCAACCGCAAGTAACTCTGCCATGGACCCCGCTACCGTCCCCGATCCTGTTCTTCAGGAGGCCGTCTCCAAAATGCTGCCTCCAGCGTGGGTTCCCTACGCCCCCCTCGTCGTCCTCGTGCTGATGTTTGGTGGTCGGGCGTTTATCGCGCTCCGGCAGAACGGGGGCCTTGTGGGCATCTTTAAAGCGATCTTCCTTGGCGTCTCTCCCAACGGCCCGCAGGTTTTGCTTGCCGCGCTTTTGTCGCTCTCGCTCTGCTCCTGCAAAACCTTCACTCAGATTGAGGCATCTCCGATCGGCCACGTCGTGGTGTCCACATCAAAGGACTTCCTGACCGCTGCTGCTCACGCTACGGAGCCCGCCCTGATTGAAGAAGCGATTCTCAAGGCTGAAGCCCGCCGGGCGGCTGTGCTGTTGCAACCTGCAACAACGCTACCTGCGATCTTGACCAAAGCTGCGGAGATTGCGGTGTGGGCCACCTCCATTAGCATGGCTCAGAACCGCTATGAAAAGTTGACCGGCCACCGGTTCTACCCGGATAAGTCGGTTCGTTTGGTGAACCCTTAATGATTTATGGCCGTTGTTCCTGCCTCTGTTCCGCAGATTAAACTCGCCGACTTGCTGAAGCGCATCGGCAGTTTGAAGCCTGTGACTCCGGTGTTCCTCGTCGGCATTCGCGGCTACTACCTCGACACGATGGGAGAGGTAGGCAAAAATGACCGGGGCATTTATGACGACGCCATTGTGCTGGTATCTCCCAGCGTCTACATGACGGTCAACGCTAATTGTGACCCGTCTGTGTTCCGCCCCGGCATCGCGTCTCTTGTCCCCGGGCTCCACTGGTATAAGAAGGGCTATCATGGGATCTCTCACCCCGGCGGGGGCTACCCAGCCTTCCGTCCAGCGTCCTCTGACGAGTCTGTCCCAGTCACTCGCGACGGCCAGCCGGGGGTTTCCAAAGGCATCGCTATCAACATCCACCGAGGTAGTTTGAAATCGACATCCAGCCTCGGGTGTCAAACAGTCTACCCACCCCAGTGGGCGGCTTTCCAGTCTACTGTCTACGCGGAACTGGACCGCAATGCGCAGAAGCGGCTGCCCTATATTTTGCTTTGACGTCTGCGCCGGGGGCGAGCACTCTACGGAACCCGTATGATTAAAGGCCACCCCGACGTTCCGCAGCGCGCTATCATCTTTTCATACCCCACGCCACGGGGGCTGCAAGATGTCGTATTTCGGGAGCGGCGTGACGGGTCACTCCCAAAGAATACCGTATGGGCACCGGGGGACGCGCACCCTGACACAGCAAAATACCCCTACCACAAGCTGATCACTATTGTTCCCGACAGTGAGCGGGGGTGGGATCAGTGGATTTATGCAGCCTCTCGTGATTCCCAGCAGCTCTACAACTGGGAGACGGAATCAGGCTCCGAGTGGCCACGCCTCGTGCAGACTTTTGTCATCCCTCGGGATGAATATGACCCCACTCCGGCAGACTCAGCCGCGACTTACCCGCCCCCACCGGACCTCTTTGGGTCCGGGGAGCTTGCTGAGTATGTCATCACCTCTATCTCACAGGGGCGGGACAACTCTCCAGAGGTCGACCCATGGTTTGTTGTCGTCAACGTAGTGCGGGAGCGCCTCTCGCCACTTGAAGGGCAGGAGTTTGATTCCGACACGGGGGATATTCGCACCGTGATTCGCGAGAAGGTCCCCGCAGGGGCCACCGGGTCGTTTGACGAAGACACGGGGACAATCGTTGAGGTGTCCCCAATTAACTCGATGTGGTCTATCCAGACCACCAAACAGGCCAATGGGATTGCTGGTAAGGCATCTGGGGGCACCTACACGCGTTCATTCCCCGAGGTGACACAGTATTCGTGGCCTGCTGTTCTGAACTCCTTCACCCCATACACCACGTATGAAATCCCTCTCCGGGCTGGCGGGACTGAAACAGTCACCGTGGTCAACCTACTGCGCGCACGGTTTAATGGGCCTTGTGTCTCTGAAGTCGTTGAGACGTGGACGAAGAATCCTCCGTCCGCTTTGGCGCTGACTGGGGCCATGTCTCCGACCCCTATTGAATGGCCGGGCAAGCTCCTCAATCTGTCTGTGGAGCCCACGCTCCACGCGGGGTTTCAGATTTATGAGACGTCTGGGACTGAGCACCCGGTCTACGACTACTACTACTTGGAGCAGTGGGTGCCCGCAACTAACCTACCGGATTGGCCCGCTTTTGTGGTCACGGAACAGCAAGTCCAACCATACTTTGGGGGCTTTTTGTCGAGGCACCGCAAAATCTACAACCCCCACACGCACGCGCTGAGTGCTTCTGTGCTTCTTTCCATTACGAGCGTCACGGCGACAACTGTTGACCTGCAGTGGCTGACTGGGGTGACCGGCACTGCCTCCGTCTTCAAACGTCTTGCGGGAGGATCGTGGTCCACTGCGACTGCCACAGGGCTGACTGGGCATGCTTACCGGATCACGGGGCTCTCCCCTTTCACAGCATATGAGTTCAAGGTGGACGTCGGGGCGGTCTCTTCCGATACGACTCCTATCTCGACTCTCTACGCAGTCCCCGTCATTACCAGCACCCTCACGGCCACCGCGCGACAGGGCACCGCATTCGCAGGATACACCGTCACCGCCTCCGGTCCGGCCACTTCCTTTGCAGCTTCCAACCTGCCCGCAGGGATGAGCATCAACGCAACCACAGGCGTCATTTCAGGCACCCCCACTGCTGTCGATGGGGGAAATATCACCATTGGGCTATCAGCGATCAATGACGCTGGAGCTGGTGAAGCGGACCTTGTTTTGACTTATACAGCTATCCCGCACATTTGCACGAGCGCCACCCTCGCTACCCGCGCCTCCGCATTGACAGCTCTGGCGGGCAATGCAGTGGCGTTCTCCTATCAGCTCTACGCCGACAACACTCCCACGAGCTTCGCTGCCACAGGACTGCCTACTGGGTTGACGATCAACACGTCAACTGGACTGATTTCCGGGACTAAGTCGGGGCTGAGCGCTACCACTGCGTATGCAGTGGTCGTCACAGCGACGAACGCGGCAGGCACCTCATCTGAGATCACGCTCACCCTCACTGTTCGAGTTGTTCCAGTTGTGTCTTCGGACACGTCCACGGCTCTTGAGGGGAGCTCCTTCTATGATACTGTCTCTGCCACGGAAAGCCCGACGAGCTACGGTGCAACAGGGCTGCCCGCTGGGCTCTCTATTGATACGGCAACGGGAATCATTTCAGGGACCCCTACCGGCACCACAAGTGGCACCGCATCTGTCACTATCTCCGCCACCAATATTGCTGGCACGGGCACCAATACTCTCAGCATCATTTACACGGCCAAGCCGACTGTCACAGCCGCACAGACTTTCTCTCACGCGCACAACGCGTCGGTGTCTATCTCTCCGGCGGCGTCTAACTCGCCGACTAGCTGGAACTATGTTGGCACTCTTTCTACGACCGCGCCCTCTGGTGGAGACTACCTGACGGAGACGGGACTTAGCTTCAATTACACTACTGGCCAGATTACCGGGACAGCTTCCGGGGGAGCAAATTCTCAAGGTATCTGGGTCCTCTCTGTCGAAGCAACCAACGCCGCAGGAACTCGCAATGCCGTCAACATCACCATCACCATCTCCTAGCACAGCCCTTGAAGGGGACGTAGGGGAAGAGGCTCAAGTAGCCGCGCTCTGCCACCACATCGAGGTGATGGTTGTGTTGGCGTTTCGCCAAATTCAAGTAATCCCGGACCACACGCTATCCGTGCGGGGTAACCAAATCTCACAGCCATGACCCCAGAATCACAGCAGCGCGTCCTCGACTTTACTTCCAAGCTGATCGCCACTGAGCGGGATAAATATCTGAGTAGCTTGAAGAGCGGGAGCCCGGGGGTGTCGATTATCGGAGGCACTCTTTCCGTGGACCCTCCCGTAACTCCCACGGCACAGCCGGTTGTGAGTAGCAAGATGTTCCCCGGTCGTGTTCTTTTGGGCGACCGCATCCGTGTGGTCCCCTTTGTTGTCTCGACGAAGGTATTTCCTGACACGACGAACCCACCCACGAACCCTACCGCGCCCCCTTGGGTGGTTCCCACGCTGCGGGGGAGAGGTCTATTTGAGTCGAACCCTCCTTCGTTCACCTATATTTCTTCGGGAGCCGCCATCTACCTTGTGGTGGAGTATCAAGTCGAATCGGTGGGCATTACTTCAGGAAACTGGTTGGGTGCCAAAGCCTATGTTGTCGCCGCAGAAATCGTGCAGGTTGCTTTAGACTCCCCGCCACCTATTCAACGGGCTACTATAAGGCTGACCCAAGATCAGTTTGGAGCCATCCACGAGGTTGAGATCGGGAACACCAACGCAAAATCGGCAACGCTGCTCGGAGTGTATGGGGCTGGGATGGTAGCTACTTCGGGAGTTTCTGAGACTCGCAACCTTGCGTCGGTGAAGAACTTCCGCGACCCCCTCGACGGCACGAGTGGCCCCCACTATTATGTGGTCTATGAGTCTCCCCCCGTCGACCTAACCTACACCGGCATTACTGTCTAACTTCTCATGCTCTCCCCCGCCGACACCCTTCTTGCACAGGCCCGCACGATGACTGAAACTGCAATCGAGGCTCTTAAGCTGCGTTCGGGCAACCCCACGACACAAGTGCTGCCGGGATACCCCTACACAGTGGTCTCCACGAAAAGCGCCAATCCGTCGTCTGGGGCTGCTGTAGAATCCGACCTCATCACGACATACCACAAGTTCTTTCCCCCGAACAAAGTTCAGTTTTTTCCGGGAGACCACACCGTGACAGCCAACGGCGCGCGGTGCTATTCGCGCAAGCCCCCCAAATTTGAGGTGCCCAAAAACACACGGCAGTTTTTCTTTCTCAAGACCATCGCAGTAGTTCAGTCCGAGATCGCGTGTTCTGGGGCGACTCCGATTCTGAGCCCCAAGTCATTGCGGGTCGTCTCAGCTGACATTCAAATGTCCGATACGATCCCCACTGAGGTGATCCCGACGGGTGTGACGAACCCCTGCGGCGGCTCCCCCCTTTCTGGAACGAGCATCCAGCTCCCCGGCACCTACACCTTTTATTCCCCGCTCCTTGTCGCAGCTCCCACAGGGCCGAAGACCCTTGTGCTGCGGGGGCTCAATGAGTCGTTTTATAAGAAGGGCGACTCTGGAGAAGATGTGGGAGAGCGGACCTATTACCAAACAAAGAACCCAGTTTCCCGGCAGCTGGCCTCTTTTGGGCGGCTTGAGCAGAACCCAAAGTTTGCTCTCAGCGGCGGCGGGTATGCCACGCAGTCCAATATGTCGGTGGTGCGGGTCTCAGTTGTCGATGCTCCGTGACTGCTATTATGATTTGCAATCCGAATAGAGGGAGTATCCTTGACGGGTGTCCTCTCCAGCCATCTCTCTAGCCGAAATCCGCGAAGCGACCTACAGCACGGTCGTGTATTCGGCCAACGATGCGGCATATAAGCCGTTCCTGAATCAGCTGCTCATGCGGTTTGTCGATTCGGGCGAGTGGCACCGGTCTAATTTTTCTGTCGAGCTGCCCATCTACGACGGGTATTTCACTCTGCCCCGCCGGGCTGCCGCGCTTGTTGGTGTTCGTTTTTCTAACTTCGGGGTCCCCCGCACCATCTATCCGCAGGCTCACGAGTTCTCCGAGGTGGGACCCGGTGAGCAAGACCCCAGCCTCGGGCTGTCTTCCGTATATGAAGGCCCTGACGTATGCACGCAGCGGACCCTCGCCGAGGGGACTTCCTCGTTGCTGAGCCTCTCTTCCACCAATGCCGAAGACCTCAGCACTGAGGAGTCCCCACTCATCGTGCGGATATTCGGAGTTGGCGCTGACGGTCGTCGGCTCTTTGATTCTGCGGGCAACGAAGGCCTCGCCGTCGCCCTCTCTGGCACCACTATCGTCACGACTTCTGTGGCGGTCGCCCTACTTGACCGCATCACACTCCCCGTCACCAAAGGATTTGTGATCCTCAAAGATGCGGCAAACACGGTCCTGTCCACGTATGAGCCCGGAGAAACCGCCCCGTCATACCGGCGATACAAAATTGGTGCTGCAACGGCGGACCAAACTGCCATTGCTTTTTGCACTCGCCGGTTTGTCCCGGTGACGGCTGACACGGATCCAGTATTCCCCTCCAACGTGGGCGCTATCAAACTGGGCTTGACGGCCCTTCGCCTCGAAGATACCGGGGATCTAAGCTCTGCCTTGGATCATTTTGCCGCCGCATACGCCCTGCTCAATAACGAGTCCCGCAAGCAGCGCGGCGCGGCCAAGCCGACGGCGCGGTTTGTCACAGGAGTCCGTCGAATCCCAGCTTTGCACTAATTTATGGCTCTCACATCTTCAGCAAATCCCTTCTCGGAAGCCTCTCGCGCAACCAACTCCCGCGCCGCCGCTGACCGAGCCCGCCTCTCGACATCCAACAAAGCCCGCCGCGCCTACATGCGCGGCGATTGGCGTCTTGGGCAGTCCATTGAGCGCGCACTCGGCATGCAGGACAGCATGGCTGCCGACGGGGCCCCGTTCGGAACCGCCCGCAAGGCTTCTGATATGACGTCACTAGCCGAAGGGCGCATTGCTGGTGAGGATTTGCTGGCCAATACCGCCGCCGCCAACATGGAGGCGATGCGCCGTCGCCGAGAGGGCTCCCCCATGGGAGCGCGCCCTGCCGAGCTGGCAGCCACGGGAGCCCCCGCAGCTTCCTCGGCGGCGCAGGGCAGTTTTGTCCCCGGAGTTTCCGCAGGTTCCATGGTGTTCAAGCCGGCGACTTCCGCTGGAGGTGCCACCACGCCCGCGTTTGAACGGAACCCCCCTCCTCCTAGTGGGGCCGGTAGCCGGGCCCAACTTTTGAGCGGTTCCAGCGACCTCTCTACGGCGGCTACCGGCCCTGTTGCAGATCGCAACAGAGCCCGGGTTGCCGCTCGCGACGCGTCTCTTGCTGCCGCCGCTGACATTGAAAAAAGCCTCGTGACTCCTCCGGGGGCGGCTCCGGTTACGATGGCTCCCGCTACTGATCGCGCTGCCCTGATTCGTGGAGACACGACGCTCGCCGCGAAGCAAGACCGTAATTTCGCCCGGCGGGCCATTGAGGCTGAGAAGCAGGGCACCCGGCTCAAGGCGGCTGACCGGGAAGGCTTGCGGGCTGCTGGCGGACTCGACAAACCCGCTGAGTTCGCAGCTCCTGCCCCTGCTGCTCCAGACCCCAACACGGCAGCTGGGCGGCTCGCCTTGTTCAATCAGGAGAATCCCAACGTCTTGACCGGAGAGGCGGGGGATTTTCAAATCGCGGGGCTCCGAGCTGAGCGGGCTACGAAACCCTCCACGGGTTATGTGCCTGTTCCAGCCAGCGAGCTGGTCACCAAACCGAGGACGGATTATGAGGCGGCCTATCGAGCCATGCCGAAACCCGTTGCGGAAGGCATTGATGCCGCTGCGGCTGCCCGTGAAAAGGAAGCGGCGGTGTTGGCCGCTGCCTATTCACAGGCAGCCGTGAATACAGCAAGACTACAGGCCGACAGGGCGGAGCAAGATCAATATCGCTCCCTCCCTGAGCGGGTGTATGAGCGGGTGTATGACAGCGTTGGGAGCGTTGCCCACAGTACTGCCACGGCTATTAACCTCGCTACCACGGCTATTAACCGCGCTGCCGCCGTTGCGAACCCCGAGCTAAAGGCACTTGGCGGCGCTGTAGGCGAGGTAGCTGGTGGATACCGGGACGCCGCGCATGATTGGCTCATGGGGAAAGACGTGCCGTTCGATAGCCCCGGCTACGTGCCCTCCACGCAGGAGCTCTCCCACAATATGCAGCGCATTAAAGACCGGGAAGCTGCAGCTGCAGATGCAGCTGCAGCTGCTGCCAAAGCCGCTGCGGATACTGCAGCGCTCCCTACAGAAGCCCAGAAGCGGGCGGCCCTTAGCAACCCTTTCGGCGGCGCGCGCGCCGAGGGCGGCCCAGTTGAGAAGGACAAAGCCTACCTCGTGGGCGAAAAAGGCCCGGAGCTGGTGATCCCAGATCCGATGACGAACGCTGAGTTTGACCAGATCAAATCCAACCGTGAGCAGGGCATCAAGACTGCTGCGGGCAAAGCGCGTGCTGAGCAGATTCGTGCCGAGCTTATCCGAGCCGGGACAGCAAACGCAAAAGCTCCTGTAGGGCTTGAATCCGACGTTGCCCAAGCACATGAATCCAAGGCGCAAGTGTATATTCAGCGGGCACAGCGCGCAGCTGACCAACTCAAAGGTGACTCGGAGGCGCGGAAACATCTCCTCAGCACCGTCGACAAACAGCTGGAGAACTACCCGGGGGCCGTCATCGGGCTGGCCCGTGCGGGCAACAAGCTGGTGAACGGCTTAGTGGGACTCGTGGGCGGTGACACCCGTGAGCGTAAAATCGCCGGAGAAAACATGGATCGAAACGCCGGGGCGTCCGGGCGCGCTGTAGGCCATGTTTATGATACCGCCATGAACCTGCACCCTGTCTCAGGAGCCATCGCCACACTGGGCGACGTTGGTGAGGCGGGGAGCATTGGAGGGGCCGCCCCAGCTATTGCTGGCGACCTTGCGGGTGCCGCGCTTGTGTCAAAAATGAAGGTCTTGAACGCTTTCAAAGATGCCCCTGCTGCTGTCGTAGACCTCGCACGTCCGTATCTCCGCGCTGTCGTCAACTCGATTGTCGAAAAGAATGCCCCCGCCCGAGCTACCGGCGGCCCAGTGACTGCTGACAAACCCTACCTCGTGGGCGAGGAAGGCCCGGAGCTGGTCGTGCCCAAGCAGAACGCCGTGGTCATCCCCAATCAGGTGATGAATCGTATCGACGTGCTTGCAGGTCCTGAGCGCCGCCGTAAACAGAACCTCCTTCGCGAGCAATACAAGCTCAAGCCCGTTGCTGGCATTTCAGGCGCTCGCGGGTAACCTCCAATCACTATGCCCAATCTTACCCCCCAAGCTCGCCGGACTCTGCTCCCTCAAATCTCATCGGCTTACGCCAAGAGCATGGGGGAGTTGCTGTCGTATGAGGGCGCGGACATCCAAAACCAGAGCCGACAGTTCGCTCTCGACCAGTCCCGTCAGGAGGTGGGTCGGGAAGAATCTTCTCGTGCAGCTATGCAGACCGCAAGCGCCGAGGTCGCCGCGCTGGACCCGGAAGACCCGGACTATGCCAAGCGCCGGATGGAGATCCTCAACAGGTATCCCGAAGCGCTTTACAGCCGGGCCGCTGGGCAATTCCTTGGACTGAGCAGCGACGTGGCCAATGAGCCGACCCGCAAGCGTGAGCGCCAGTTCGAGCTCGACGCGGGGGACAAGCGAACCGCCGACAGCGAGACCCGCCGCCAGCGTCAGGAGGACGACCAGTTCGCACGCCAGCTGGCCCTGAAATCGGGTCGCCGCGATTTTTATGATAAGTGGCGCTCCGGCTACGACTCCGCCAAGACCTCTGAGGACCGTCGCAAGCTCACGGATGAACTCGGTTGGGATCACCAGCAGTGGGGCGTCGAGCAAAGCCTTGCCGCCACTGGGGCTCCCGACGTCGAGCAGTTTAAGGAACCCGTTCCCGGGGATGCAACCGGCAAGAAATACTATGGACGCAAAGCACAGCTCTACCTTGCTGCAGCATCGCAGCGCCTGAGCCCAGCTCAGTCTACCTCCGCGAGAAACCGGTTGTTTGCCTTGATTGATGACGCCCGTGAAAAGGGCGATACAGAGCGCGAAACGTTTTATCAGCAGCAGCTGGAGTCCCTTCCTACTGGGAGCGCTCCTGCTGCCGGAGCGGCCTCTGGATTCAGCCCCAAGACGATGGGGCCCCCCGCAGCCAGCAAAGCCGGGGGCAAGTTCTAACATTGACAGCTCGATCAGTCTGATGATTATGCGGGATGCCCAATCCTTCCGCCCCGTTGTCGTCGCCGCGTTCTCTTGCCAGCATCCCTAGCTGGGACCAAGTCGAAGCAGATCCTATCATGGCAACCTCCACGGGGGCTGAGAAGTTGGAGACGTTCAACAACTGGCGTAATGCCCTGCTTGATGCGTCCCTCAACGAGGAGGGCTCATTCAGCCGCGAAGACTTTGACCGTTTTCAAGTGTTCACCCGGCGTAAAACGGCTGAACTGGGGGGTGGAGCCACCGCCGCGCAAGACGCCGACCGGGCTGAGGAACAATATCGAGCTGAAGAAAACGCTCTCAGGGAGGCTACCCACGCAGCACTGCAACCCCGCAGCGCCTCTGCTGTGGACACAGCTATGCGCTCGGCAAACAGCTTGCTCCCGACAGGGCCGTTGAACAACGCGGCGCTGGGTGCTGTGCAGTCGCTGACTGCGACTCCTGACGAGAGCGTCTCCAAACAGCTGCAGAAAGTCATGCAGGATGAGGACTCCCACACGGTGTTCCAAGGTCGTTTTGTGGCTAGTCCTTCGCTTGTTCTTGACCGCGATGGATACAAGAAGGCGGTCGCTGCCGCCCCGCTTTCCAAGGAGGAGAAGCTCCGCGCCTTGACCGAGCTTCCAGACCTGCGCGAAGAGGTCGCCAACCGCGTCTCCGACCAGATGCTCCAGACCGAGGGACTCTACGGAGACGGCATGATCGGCATCGGCGATGACTTCACAAAGATGCGCGACTATGAACGCTCTCGAAACCCCAACATTTCTGAAGCGGACATCGTTGAGAAGTATCGCAAAGAGAACGATCGCTGGTGGAAAAACCCCTTGAAACAGGCCTTTGTGGGCGCGCGAATGGCGGGCAACTCGCTGATTCAGCAATACTACGGACTGAAGTCCATTGCTGGGATGGCCGATGAAGGCGACAACGACATGTTGAACTCCACCACGCAGATTGCTTCTGATCTCTCGGAAGCGAGCAAGAACATCGGTGGGGCTACGCTCGTCGCTCAGGGCACGAAGATTGGCGTCGAGATGCTCCCCATCATGCTCACCGGTCCAATAGGACGCGGCGCTGCTGCCGTGGGCACCGGGGCGGCTCGGACTGTGGCCGGGCGGGTTTTGTTTGCAGCTACCGGACGACTCGGCGCGAACGCTGCTGTTGGGGCCACGGCTCGGATCGGCATGCAGCTGCCCAAAATTCGGACGCTCCTTGCTGAAGGGAAGACGATCCCGCAGGTGTCCAAACTTCTTGGGCTCGCTGAGGCTGAGCTGGCCCCGACGGCAACGATGCTCATGCGTGAGCAGGCGATCCACTCTGCTGGCGGCCATGCTGCGGTGGTGCTGGCCTCGGGTCTCCAATCGGCTGGGGGCTCCTACGCCGAGATCCGCGACAAAGTGCTGGGAGACCTCACCTCGACACTCGATGCATCGGCCCCTGACTATGCTGACAAGTTGGCCGAAGCGCAGAGAAACGCGGTCGACACAGCGAAGTATCAGTCCCTCCGCCGGGGCCTTGTGACCATGGCGGTGACGGCTCTTGGCAACAAACTCGGTGGCGGCACCGGTGAAGCCGCGCTGGCTACTTCCGGGGCGGTGCGCAAATCTGTGCGAGACAGTTTCGCCGTCTACCTTTTCAAAACGATGGGCAAGGATGTGGTGCCCGAAGCCATCGAGGAAGCCTCTGATTCTTTGGTGAACGGCCTCGTGGACAAGCTGACCTACGATCCCAACCGGTCGTATGAGGACATCGCCAAGGACACCGTGGAGTCCGGCGCATGGGGCGGGTTCATGGGTGGCGCTATGGGCGGCCTGAAAGCCGTCTCGCAATACTCAACGCTGAAGCAGCAGGCTCTGAAGTCTGATGCTGTTCAATCTTTGCTGGCCACTCGTGATGGGCTCCAGTCCTCGGGGTCCCCACAGATGGCGGCTGCGATGACGGATCTCGCTGAAAAAACTGCTGACGCACGGGCAAAGGCTGGCATGGCTGAAGCTGCCGCAGCGGAAGCTCCGGCCCCCGCTCCTGCTCCTGCTCCTGCTCCTGCTCCTGCTCCTGCTCCTGCTCCTGTTGCAAATCGCAACACCGCAACACCGCCGCCCACCACCTTTGGGGACTTCCGCACGGCGCTGATGAAGCGTGGCTACACCAAAGACGCCATCGACGGCATGACTCCGAATGCGCTGATGGCAGCCATGAACGAACCGATTCCGCTACCGAAGGCGATCTTGGCTGACGTGCCCGTGCCAACCGAGGGCGAGCGCAGCATGCGTGCGCTTCAACAAACGGTGACCCCGGAGGCTCGGGTTCCTCGTGTCGTGACATCGCCCGCTCCCCCTGTGGTTGCAGATGTCGCGCAGGGAGATAACTCCCTTGGGGCTGGTGGTGTTGCTCAGCTTCAGTCAGTGATGGCCGCCCCGGCGGCTCCAGCTGCTGAGACATCTGCTGAGACAGCTCCTTCACTTTCGGTCGAAGCCCAGACGGCTGTGGATGAGGCGCAAAACTCAATCCAAGCCATCGACGCTCGCTGGGCCGCCGCGACCAACGATGACGCCCGTCGCGCGCTGGAGAACGTGCGGCAGACCCATGTGGCTACGCTGGCGCGTCTGGCCCCACAGATCAGTGTGGCTCCCACAGCTGAAAAAGCTGCTGCCATCGTAGCTGCAGCCAATCCGCCACCGGCCAAGGCTCCCAAAGTCAAACCGACCAAAGCTCCTCCTGTCGAAGAAGCACCAGCGGCTGTCGAAGCGCCAGATGCGACCCCTATCGAAACTCCAGCTGCGACCCCTATCGAAGTTCCAGCTGCGGCACCTGTCGAAACTCCTGCTGCGGCACCTGTCGAAGTTCCTGCTGCGGCACCTGTCGAAACTCCTGCTGCGGCACCTGTCGAAGTTCCTGCTGCGGCACCTGTCGAAGTTCCTGCTGCGGCACCTGTCGAAGAGACCCCGGCTGCGACCCCTGTCGAAGCACCAGCCCCCGCTGCAACACCACCACCCGAAGCAGTCTCTCTCGTTGTCCCCGCCACCCCGGCTGTCGAGAGTCAGCGCCGCACTGTTGCAATGTTGGAGAAGATCCTCACTGGCAAGGAGCTCGCGCCGAAAGCGCGTGCAGGGGCTGAACAAGCTTTAGCCGCCGCGCGTGAAAAACTCGCTGTGTTGGAGGCTGCAGAAGCCCCGGCAGGGGACGTCGTTGCCGCCGAAGTTGTCGCACCGCTGAAGAAAGCTGCGGCTCCCGGTGCCAAGCGCACAAAGAAGACCGCGAAGGAGCCCGCGAAAGGTGCTCCCTCAGTTCAGACCGTATTCAACGGGCTCCTTGATCAGATGCAGGCGCGCCTGAGCACAATGAAAAAAGCCCGGGCCAAGTGGGTCATGTCGATGGCCGTCAACCTCATGGAGTCGGGACAGCTGCTCCACTATGCAAGCCGCGCCGAATACACTGCCGAGACGGGCGTCACGCTCCCGGACGACGGGCGCTTTGCCGCGACGGTTCCGACCGCCGAGGGCGTGAACGTCATCGTGTTTGTGGACGAGATGACCGCACCCGGGGCTCCGCTGATTGAAGACGTCCTCATCCACGAGGGCATCCACCTCATGTCTGAGCAGATGCTCCGCGCCGAGCCTACCCTGCTGAAGGTATACGAGAAAGCCAAGAAGGAGGTCTCCACTGACAACCCCGAGCTGGCGGCTGCCATGGAGAAACTCTATCCGGGCTACAGCACACTCTCCCCCGAGCTGAAACTGGCTGAGGTCGTTGTCGCAGTCATGGAGCAGAAGCTCACCGGAACACTGGTCTCTCTGGCGGGCAACAAGACCAGCGGCATCATCGCATGGGTGAAGCGGTTCCTGCTGGCTATCACCGGCATGACCGCGACGGACTACCCGGAGCTCGCAAAGTATGTCTCCGAGCTGGAGAACTTCATCGGCGACTATCAGTCCCAGTCCTCCCAGATTGCCGTCAAGGGCAACCTGCGTTCGATCATGTTCGGGGGAGTCAAGTCGGCACCGGAGTCCTCCAAGCTGGCTAAGTGGCAGCAGGATTTTGCAAAGGTCACAGCACGAATTGAGGAACTCAGCGCCGGGCGTGACTTCGGAGCACTCTCCAAGGACAGTAAGTTCATGGAGCTGGTGGCCCGCAGCACCTCCATCAAAAAGGAGATGGACCTCCTGACCAAAGCACATGCTGACGTGCGCAACAGGACTCCGCTGGAGGCTGTTATTGATGAGGCGGTCGAGCCAACTATTCCAGCTCCGGCTGTGGAAGGCCCGCCCCCGGAACTATTCACCTTTGAGGGGGACACGCGCCCAGCGGAGCTTGTTGAAATTGACAACGCGGTGGTGAAGAACTTCATCGCCGAAGTCGTGAGCCGTGGACAAGTATCTTGGCGCTGGGAAGGTGGTCGTCAGGTCATCGTCACCGACTCGAAGAAACTTCAGGCCAAAATCAAGGCGGGCCGCGTTGCGGCCATCCTCGACCTTGCTGAAGTGCCCAAGTCCCTCAAGGATGCCCGTGCCCTGAATGTCTCCCCCAACAAAGGCTCCCGCAAATTCCTCGACGCTGTGCTCGCCCGTTTGCAAGAGGTCTACACGGAGTGCTATCCAGCCGCAGAAGGCAAACCCAGCTCCCTCTACACCGGGGGCCGTCTGGCGGGCTCGTTCGTTCGAGTGTCTGCTCCCACAGAAAATACCCCAGCCGCTGAACGCGACCGCATCTACAACGAAGGCCTCGTTCCAGTGCTGCGTGTCAAAGTTCCGGCCATCCCACAGGAAGCTGGTGAACCCCGCCCCATGAACCGTGCGGAGCAGACTGCTCTCAGCGAAACCCGCGAGCTATTCCTCGGAGCTGCCAGCGCCGACGCCAAGAAGCAGGCTCTGCTCAGCGAAATTGATTCCATTAAGGCCGAGGCCGCTGCCGAAGCTGCTGCCGTGCGTAGTCGCATCAAAGGAGCCGCGCCCCACATCGCCACGGACCTCGCCGCCGAAGCTGCTGCCATCGCCGCCGAAGCTGCTGCTGCCATCGCCGCCGAAGCTGCTGCCATCGCCGCCGAAGCTGCTGCCATCGAGTCCCGTGCTTTCACTGCTGTTGCAATTCGCAACGCAGCGCTCAAGCAGGTTGCCGTGAAGACCCATGAGATGAACCTGCGCACTGTCTCCAAAGGCTCTGTGACGCTCACGTCCGCCCTCGAAAAGTTGCCTTCTGACGCGGCAAAGTTCGGCACCAAGTTCTATCGCGTGCTCACCGCCGGTGAACGCAAGGGCAGCACGAAAGCTGACTACCCCATCCGCACCGAAGGTAACACTCAGGTGCTGCCGGCCCAGCATGTCACTGCCAGCCTTGCCGAAGCCAAGAAGGCCGCCAAGTCCATGCGCGGCTACGTGCTCGAAGTCACCTCCGATCAGGTCCGCAACATCGGCACGGAGAAATCCCCGGTCCTGATGATCCCCGGCGGCACGTTTGAAGTGACGCAGCGCGAGACCGCTGGTGTTGCCGTCAAGCAACTGGTTGGTAAGCCTCGCACACAGACCGACGGGTTCTTCACCAACGTCCCAGAGACTACGGCCATGCAGCTGTCCAAGGGTCTTACGGTCACGGTGCCCTCCACTGTGGGGACTGCGATTCATCCTCTCATTGCCGTGGACCCTGTGACACGTCAGGTCACCGCAGTGACGATCCCTCGCATGGGCACGATCACCACGGAAGACGTGGGCGAGTATGCCCGCCTGTGGACCGAACGTGAGCCTCGCCGCGAGCAGGCTGCCCTGGTGCGCGGCAAAATTGCTGCGCTGGAGCAGAAGCTCGGCATCAACTACAACGAAGCAATGCTGCTTCAGCAGGAGGCGGCTATCCGCGTCAAGGCGATGCAGCTCCCCGGAAATGACAACCAGAGCAACCTGCGCAAAGCCAAGGGTGACCTGAAGAAGCTCACAAAAGCCGTCGAGGCTTTCAACACCCTGATGCCGGTCCAAGTGCCGGCTGAAATGATCGACAACGTTGTCGAGATCCCCCGTAGCATCAAAACCCCGGAAGAGAAGTTCGAGTTCACCAAGCTGGAGGAAGAATTTATCTCCGAGGTTCGCGACTACTGGGCCGCCAACGAAATGGCGATCCGGGAAAAGAACCCCAAGATCCGTGATTGGGTCGCCATTGGTCGCGTCGAGGCCGCCCTGTTGCAACATGCAACATACCGGTTCCGCAGCACCTACTCCAAGGGCAAGAAGCTCGTGCCCGATTTGCTGCTCAAGGAGGTCCTCGGTGACTTCTACGCATTGCGCGACCAAGCCTTGTTCTTGGGGGGTGACACCGGAGACATCACGGACTCCGGCAACACTACCTTGGAGGATTCCATGGACGACCTTCTCTCCGGCGTCGCGGCTCCCCCCATCGTGGTGGTCCGTGCCGACCCATTGAGCGAGTCCGAGCGTTCCCAGCTGGGAGCGATCCTTGCTGAGCACATCCCAGACGGCGACTCAAAGCGGACCTTCCGCCTCTTCGCTGGCCCCAATGCCGGAGACCGTGACGTGGCCAACGCCCGCCAAATTCTGGAGCTACACAAGCGCGGCGTGGACTTCACTGTGGAGTCTACTACCGGAGACGTCACCCTTACATATGGGGATCCCCTCACTGAGGCAGAACTCACCCGCGTAGATGAGCTCCTCCCCAAGATGGCCCACCTGCAGTTCAGCGAGCTCACCGCGCAGAAGTTCCCTACCCTGACCCGCTTTCTCATTCAGATTCACGATGAGTGCGTCGCCGTGTTGAAGGAAGCCCGCATGCGCCCCGAAAGCATCCGAACCCGAAACCTGTCGCAGCTGGTCGCCGAGGCAAAGCACGACCCGACAAAGGCCATGCTGGAATACCTTGAGATCATCCAATATCAGATGTCTATCGAGAGCGGGATCTCCTCACGGTTTCTGGAAGCCCCGGAGCTGGAGGTCACTCCGCGTCCGGCCAATCAAGGTGCCGCTGCATGGGTTGAAGCTGGCGAAATGGCTGCTCGAAAAGTTCAGCGTGCTGATGAGCAGCGCGCCTTTGAGGCGGTGCGGAAAAACCTGCGCAACCTCCTGCCACCAGAGAGCTTTGCGCTGCCACCTCCCGACACCGTGCCCGTGTTCACCCTCACTCAGGTTCAGCACTTCGGAGAAGAGATGACGCGCCTCGGCGCAGACTCCACCAACTGGAGCACTGACAAGGGCTGGTCCATGAACTTCCCAGCCGTCGCAATTCGGAAGCAACTCCAATCTATGGGTTCCCGCCAGTCCGACGTGATTGCGGGGCTGCTTGGTAGCGACGAAGCCCAAACGATTGTGGGGCTGACGGGGGCGCAGGTGTTTGTCCACGGGGTGACCGCCGTCCCGGTCGTGTGGGATCAGGGTAAGATTGTGATGAACCTCGATGAGTTCCCCTCCGAGCGGAGCGGCCCTATCGCGGCGCAGTTCCGTCGCCAGCTCAAGTGGGCTATGTTTGGCCGCGCTCTCGACACCCAGCTGCTCCCAACGCTGGCGCAGCTTCCTGCAGGGCACCCCGTTTTGCAGAACTTTGAGAAGCTCCGTGCCGAGGCTGCCGCAAAGCTCCCCGGAAAATTCTTCGAGGAGGTCGACACCGTTGAGAACTTCGTCCGGGCGCTGTATCACAGCCCGGGCTTCGTGGCTGCACTGAACCAGCTTGACTCTGCGGCGGGCAAGGGATTGACCGGACTCCTGTCCCGTGTTGCCCGTGCCGTTGCACAGGTCCTGCTGGAGGTGATGGGCCTCGCTGATCGGGTCACCGTGGGGTCCAACTACCACGCATCCATGCTTGAGATGCTCCGCCTGATGTCCCTCTCCCGGTCCACCGGGCAGCGTGCGTCAGCGATCCTCAGCCGTTTGTTCTTCTCCCCTGCAAAGGACGTGCCGCTGATTGCTAAAATCACCCGCGCTCTGTCGGCTGCAAAGGCCGCCGAGGCCGCCTCCATCAAGGAAGACACTTCCGAAACGGGTGACGTCACGCAGGATGAGGTCATCGAAAACATCGCTGGAACCACGAATACCGGAGGGCGCAAGACCGCGTCGTCCGGCATGGCTGAAAACTCTACATCGGCCACGCGCCCACAAAAGCCCGCCCCGGAAGCGCTGACCCCTGCCCAAGAGTATGCTCTCGCCACCACCCGCCGCATTCTCGCAGAGGTTGACGAGGATGGCCCTACTACGTTGGTGGAGACTCGCGCTCCCGAAGGGTCCCGCAACACGCTGTGGGTCACCGGGGACCGCGACAACCCCGCCATCTACGTGGACGTGGCCAACCTGTCGCAGAGCTACCACGAGATGGTCCACGCAGGCGTCTCGGAAAAGGACGCTCAACGCGCCCTGAAGTCCGCTGTCGAAGAGGAGCTAGACCATTTGGAGATTCATCGTCGATTCACCGACGCGGACCTGATTCGTGTCGGCCTCGGCCTAACCCCCTCCGTCCGCCGGCGCATTGCCCGCCAAGTGGCTGGGCCAAAGGCTTCGTTTGATGAGGTGTCCCGTCTCGCCGGAGACAACCCGGCGATGACCCAACTCGAACAGGCACAGGCTCTTGCAACAATTGCGGATGAGCACCTACGCCAGATCCGCCAGCGCGTTCGCACTGGGTTTACAACGGAGGATGTCCGCGAGCTTGCCACCTCGGCACCGCGCTCCTTCAAACGTGTCATGGCCTACCTGACCGCGTATTTCCGCCGCGTGGCTGCCCGCTGGGAAGCCTCCGGTGACCCTGTGTCGCTGCGTGCCGCGATGACCACCATGGCGTTCCTCAGCGCCAATGGGCTCGTTGTGGATCAGATCACCGGCGGCCTCCCCGGACTGGATGACCGCATCGTTGCCACCGCAATGGCCTCCACCGCCTACGGCGACCTCCGCGCCGGGCTGTCCAAGCTGACTGCAGATGAACTGAAGTCCAAGATGTTTGACTCGGCCACCCCCGCTGTGCGCGACGCCATGAAGTCCCTCACCAAAACCGGGGTGACCTATGACTCAATGACCGACGCGAGTCTGGTTGTCCGTGCTGGCAAGCTGGTGGACCGCCTCCGCAAAACCCCCGGTGACATGACCGGGGATCAGCTGTTGCAGGTTGCAACAGACCTCCGCACAGACAAGTCCGAGCCGGAACACGTTCGCCACGTGGCCAAGGCAGTCCTCGCCAAGATGGCCGCAACACAGCGCGCCAAGGCCACGACCGCTGAATCCAAGGAGGAGTTTGCCAAGGCAGAATTTAGACTGAAAGTCGGTGCGATGTCCCCCGAGGCTTCGCAGTTCGGGCAGAATCTCAACGCGGTGAAGGTCGCGCAGGATTATCTCGACCCTCACGAGGCTGTGAGCACCTACATCAAGGCGGTCACCGCCGGGACCACCGCAGCTCTTGATTCTTTGGGCGTCTCAACGGCGGTCAAGGAGTTGGAGACCGAGCTGTCCGATCCGGGCCGTGTTGCCGGGGCTGTTATGGACGGAACTGTGGGCGACGATGTCCGCAAAGCTTCGGTCAAAGCAAAAGCCAAAAAGAAGGGTGTGGCAGCTGAAGAAATCGCCGAGGCCGAAGCCGCTGTTGAGGAAGATGAATCGCGCGGCACCGGACTCCGCGCGCGCGACGACATCGCCAACGAGGTGGCGGATTCCATGCTCGCGCGTGTGAGCAGCCGTCTGCGCCCCGCGCCTGCAGACGTGGGTGTTCTGGAGCTTTGGTTCCGCCGCATTCGCGCTGACGTCAGCAGTCAGGTGTCCGCACGCCTCGCCGCTGGCGATGAGGACAAAGCAGCTCCGGTGCGCCGCACTGTGTGGGACCGCTTCTTGCAACAGGCCGAGGACGCCGACGTCACCCGTCAGGCGTTCGACTCCACCATTGCAATGCTCCGCAACCGACTCGTTGCGGGAGGAGACTCCACCTTCACCGGCCCGCCTACTGCTGAGCAATCTCTGGAGCTCCAGCGCGTGCTGGGCCTCCTTGAGGGGGCTCGTGCGGAGGTGCTGAAGATCAAGGACGCAACCCAGATCGTGCGCTCCTCCTTCCGCTTCCGTGAAGAAATCAAAGCGCGTGCCAGCGACCATCTTTCCAACGTCACTTCACTGACCAACATGCTGGTGGAGGCCGGGGATCTCGACGCTCCCCAAGCCGCGCTCGCCGCCAAATACATTGAGGCCGCTTATCAGCAGCAGTTGGATCTTCACATCCGCGCCACTATCGACCGCTTCGCTGCGAGGGCCGAAGACAGTGCGGAGGCTGGGGTCAAGGTCATGGCTGAGCGTCTATCCCGCGCCGAAAACTTGGCGCAGTTTTCTCGCATGGGTGTGTTCCGCTCCGAAGAATTTTACAACGCTGTGGCCGTCGCGCTGGAACTCCCTCACTTCGACCCCAAGGTTATGGCTGAGCTGGAAGATGACCTCTCGCAACTGGATGCGCTGCCCGAGGGATCGGTGCAGCGTCTCGATGCTGGTCGGGCTCTGAGTAGCAAGGTGGCAGACCGCGTCCTGACCGACATGATGAAGGGACAGAAGTTCTTCAAGTCCAACCCAAAGGTGCTCTGGACCTACCTCGTCGAGGTGCCTACCTCCATGTGGAAAGCTGGCATCTTGTCAGGGTTCGGCACCGCGCAGGTCAACTTGGTGTTTGGGTCCATTCAGTCTATCATGGACCTGACCAACAACGCGCTGGCCTACACACTGGCCGCTCCCAAGGGGCAGCGCGCCGCTACCGTTGCCCGCAACTTGTTCGCCATCTTCAAGTCGGTCACTCTACTGGATCCGTCCACCCGCGCCGAAACCCTCACGGAGATGAAGCGAGCTTTAATGACGGGCAGCACCCGCTTTCAGTCTGAGCAGACCGAATCCCTTTCTCGTCTGGAGCGTGACATCCCCGGCGTGGGGCCTCTGATGAAACCCTTCGCGCTGATCGGGCGGGTGATGATGATCATTGACGCGATGGTCGGAGTCCCAGCCAATGTTGCCCGGCAGAAGATGGCGCTGGCGCATCTTGCCACGCAGCAGGGACACGACGCCTCCGCCGTGTCGCAGATTGTCAGCAAGGCTTTCCGCCCCGAGGAGTCTGTGTTGCAGCAGATCGAGGAAACCCTCGACGGAGAAGCTGCCAGCTTTGCCCGGTTCCCCAACCCGGGCCTGTTGCGCGAAGCCCGCCGCAATCAACTCCTCGAAGAATACCGCGCCGACGCGGCCCGGACCCTCAGCGCGGGTGCCGACCTGATTGCTGATGGACGGGCTTCGGCAAACGTCGCCAACCTGTCCTCCGCGCCGCAGGGCTTTGCCGGGCTGGTCATGGATGGTTTGTTCGGCGGCATGGAACGACGCACGCACGGGCTCACCTCGCTGTTTGTCCCATTCGCTCGCTCGCTGGCCAACCTGCTGGACTTTTCCATCGGGGTCTCCTTCCCGCCGATCTCATTCCTGCGGGCCTACAACATGTCTCCCTCAGCCCTCATGCCCGACGGTATGATCGGCAGCACCTACCGCCGCACGCGAGTGGTGCCGGGATCAACCGAGTTCTTCAAGCTCATGGCGCAGGGGTTCACTAGCTCCATTTTGGTGAGCGGCTTGCTCTATGCGTTCTTCGCAGGCTTGCAGGACGAGGATGATGGTGAGGAACCGTTCCTGACCGTGTATGGCGACGGCCCCCGCGACATCAATGAGCTCAACCAGCTCCGTCTGCGCGCCCCGTTCTGGAAGCCAAACACACTGAAGATTGGGTCGTTCTATGTGAACTGGAAAGACCTGCCCGGAATCAACCTTGCCCTCGGTGGCATGGCTGCATGGTCTGACTCCAAGATGGAAGAACGCACCCATGACTCCTCGCGGACGCGCCGCGAAGTCGTGCTCGCCAACGCTGCGATTCAGACCGTCCGCGCCATGGTAGCCAAGCAGCCGCTGCAAGGATTGGAGAACGCGGCCAAGCTACTGTTCGGGCGAGGTGGTCCCGGTGAGGCCCGCCTCGACCAAGTCTTGATGAAGATGTCCGCTTCATGGGTGGGGGGTATCACCAACCCGCGAATCCTCCGCGACATCGAAGACGCCGCCCGTGGGCTGTCGGCTCCTTCCGGCGAAGCTGCCATGATGGAGACTGCGAAGACGTGGACAGCAGCGTTGCAGAGCGTCATTCCGGGGTCCTCCCTGTTGTTTGACCGCCCAGCTATTCTCAATGCTCGCGGCAAGGAAGTCACATCTTTCTGGTATGCCCCCTTTGCCAAACGTCTGATGCCGGACATGGAGTCCCCGCACAACGACGAGATCATCACGCCGCTGGTGAGCGCCGGGCTGTTCCTGAACCCTCCTGAGCCTAGCATGGCCTTCAAGGTGTGGAAGGACCCCAGCAACCCCGCAGCAGGCAAGGACCGCGAAGGTGCTTCTCTATCCAGCTTCCCGCCGGACGTGGCTCGCGAGGCCTTGATCACCTACGGTGAGCACGTGACTCAGATGTTGCAACGTGGCAACATCATGGCACAGCTCACCGAGTATGCGGGGCGTGGGACCGTGGAGCGCGAAGCCGCACAGGAGCGCCTCAACGAAATCTCCTCCGCCGCTCGCAAGCGAGCACAGCAGGCAATTCAACAGCGCATCAACGCGGGGGACCTCCGCCCGCACTGGCAGTCCGAGTAGAGTGTTAATAACTTTGTGAACAACTATGAAAATCAACCCACGAGCAGCAATTCCACCGGGCGGCGTTTGGCGCTGGGTCGCCCCTACCGGGCGCACCCTTTCCGTGAAAACCCACCCCAGTAAATTGACGATCGCTGTGGCCGGTTACCTTGCCGAGAATAACCTCCCGGCGATGACCACTGAAGAAATTGAGCACGCAGTTTGCACTCAGATGGGGCTCACTCCGCCCTACTGCGTGGGGACTGACGTCGTGCCGGTGGGTCGGACCACGCTGAGCACCCTGCAGAGTGCCCGACGGCACGCCGTGGAGTTTTTCAAGAACAAAATGGAGCTTGCCCCGATGAACGAGGTGAACCGCCGGGCGAGCATCTGTGCCACCTGTCCGCGCAACCAACCCATTGGTGGGTGCCTTGATTGCATGCCGGAGATGGCTGCTGAGCTGGCCACGGATGTCGTCGTCCCCGCCGACCGTCGCCCAACTGCCTACGCCAAGCTCCACAACTGCCAGCAGTGCGGGTGCCGTTTGGCACTAAAGACGCAGCTGCCGGACAAGGGCATCTTCATTGGGCCGGACCAACAGTTCCCTGAGTGGTGCTGGATTCCGGGTGTTGCGAATCGCAACACGGAGCCGCCCTCTTCCGCTTCCTAATTTCGTTTTCGCTGGTGGTTAGATCGGGTGTCGCACTATGGAGCCCTGCATCGCCGCGAGGACCGTGGCCACCCGGATAGGGAACACTTTGGAGGAGGCGATCAGCGCATATTCGCCGGTGCCTCGGTCGAGTCCGGCAAAGAACTCCGCCGGGTGCTGGTCGGTCAGGACCGTGACCGGCACTCCGTTGAGCCCAGTCACACACCTCTGGGTGGTGACGATCCACAGGTCTCCGGGCACGTTAGCGGTGCCCTCCGAAGGACCCTCGGTGCCGTTCAAGATGTCCAGATGCACCTTCGCCGCGTTGAGTTTGATTGCGTAATATTTGAGCGCCGTGCGGGATGACATAAACCACCCGGCGTCCTCGGCGGGGCGAGCAGCGCGCTGCGCCCCGATGAGGTCGACTGTTTCCTCAACAGCGGCGATGATTTTGTTAGTCTCGTCTGTCGACGTCAGGGACTTCAGATTCCGAAGGAAGGTCTGTAAGTCCCCCTCGACGGGGAAGGGTGGGCGTGTGTAGGGGCTCATGCTCATGGTCGTTATTTTGATTGTCGGTGGTGGTGAGGGTGATGGGTTTCAAAGGGGTTGGGACTGGTGTTGCAATCGGCAACATGCGGCCCCCGGCAACGATGCCGAGGTTGATGACGGTCTTGTTTCCGCCGCCCCCGTCTCCCGTGTCCATGCGAGCCGCACGGCGGGCAATGGTGTCGGCGATCTGGACGTCCTTCCACGTCTTGATCGCGGGGAGTTTCTTCATGCTGAGCAGGTGAGCGGACACCTTGGCAAAGAGCCGCGTGGCGTGACCCTCCCCGGCGGCAGCAATCGCTCCTCCCGCGTCCACGTCTGCGATGATCTTCTCGCGGTCGGCGGACTCTACATCCATGACATCCAGCTCGCGGGAAGCGACCGCAGCGGGATCGACCTTCCAGCGGTGGGTGCGCTTGAGAGCTTGGATTTCCTTGCGGGGTATCCCCGTGCTCTCCTCAATCTCAGTCGCGGACAGCCCGCCCTCAACGAGGATTTGCAGCTGCCCGAGCATTTCTTCGGAGAAGATCATAGCGAGATGCACAGCTCCTTTACCTGCCGTTGAAGCTCCTCGACGGAGCCGTTGTTGACAAGGGTGTAGTCGATGAAGCGGGAGCTGATGCCCGCCTCTGATGAGTGGAGTGCGCGTTCGTAGCCGGGGCGGACGATTTCAATGATGCGTCCGCCGAGGCTGCGTAGTAGCGCGGCCTCGTTGTCGAACCGGCAGTCGTCAACGACGATGCCCCGAGCGACGCCCCGCTCCCCCTTGATACGCCGAGCCATGGCACGCAGCCAGATGTCCTGACCGATCATGTTGCGCCCCCACTCAGTGCCCAGTGTTTGGTAGGCTTCGCGAACCGTCTTCCCGCACAGCGCGTCCGGGGTGGCGTTCTTGTCAGTCTCGGACGTGAGGATCGCGACCATGGCCTTGAGCGGGTCTGCAAAAGCCAGTTTGGTATAGGCACGCTCGGGAAGCGAGATCAGCGCTTCAGTTGCGGTGGTCTTCCCGGAGGAAATTACACCGGTGAAGGCAATGAGAGGGGGTCGGTTCATGGGAAGCTATTGGGGTGCGGGTCGGAGTGAGCAAGCCAGCCAAGGACAGCGGCCAGCAGAAGGATCAAAAGAAGCAGTTCGACGATGCCGCGCAGGAAGTCGTGATCGACAGACCCGCGATCCACCAACCGGCGAGCAGCGACGCGGCGGTATCCGTTCCGGCGCAGGCGGCTAATCTCCCGGTGGTTTTGGAGGGCGCGCCAGCCGAAAGCGGACAAGCACGCGGACAAAATGAGAAGTATGAATGCGGCTAGGTAGATCATGGCTTTGTTTTAATCGGCTTTTGTGGTGGCACATCGGGGAGTTGGTCGATGGCCTCGTCAAGGACGGCATCGCGCTCCGACGCGGTGGCGTCACGCTGCAATTCACCCTCGAACTGATTCAGCAGCTTGACAAACAGCGCCCGAAGCTCGGGGCCACGTCCTTCTGCGCGTTGGTGCCGGGCTTGCTGCGCTGTGTCTGCAGCCTGCGCTATCTGACGGAGCCGACGGCGCTGCTTCTTGCTCATACGGACGCGAGGGATGGGCTGCCCGTCTGGAGTGGAGCGGACGTGGGCTCCGCATGAGGCTACCCGCGTGTGACTGCCGTCACGGAACCCATAGAGAGTGCCGGGTTTGTTGGCATAGGTCATCACCTTCAAACGTGCGGCAGGGCTGCGGGGTGTGTCAAACACCGTAGAGGGGTCGGTAAACGGATGATCAAAGGGAGTGGTGGCATCAGATGGGTTCATTGGAAGCAGTGGGCGCTGATGGTTGCGAAGGGGGAGCCTTCGCTCCGGGTGGCGACGATCTCGGGGCTGCGTCTCTCCGAGGAGACGCGGAGCTTGACGTTGGGGTGATTGCCCAGCGTGGCGTGGACCCGTTGAAGTTCGGCGATGAACTCGCCAAGGGGGATTGTCAGTTCGAGTGAACGTTCTCCCCATGCGGGAGGGGTGCGACCTGTGACGGTGCCCGCAAGCGACGGCGGTCGGGGGATGGTGCCGTGGGAGGCTTCATCGAGGATGTGCGGGGGCATGGAGTAAGGAGGGTTTCTCATAGGAGGATGTTGTTTTGTATTTTGGCAGGAGTGTTCCAAGCGGAATTGTGCGGGGTAGATTTGCGGAGGACCCATCCTCGGGGGACTTTGGGGTCCGACATGCCGGAGAACCCCCGACGAATTTGAAGCTTGCCCGTGTCGCAATGCTGATAAGTCAGCCAGCGAAATCCTTTCGGGGAGTGGTGTGCAGTTTGTGTAAGAGACGGCATGTTATTATTAGGTGGGTAGCGTTGTTGCATAATGCAACGGCGTTATCTATGTCAGAATAAATAACGCCGTGCAAGTTTTATTTCTTTTTGCGAATGCCTTTATTGCTCACCTGCCAATCGGGATTCATAGCTTCCCACTCGCGGCAAAATGCGTTAGTGCCGCCCGAAACAAGCCATTCGACTGCATCTGCTTGAATTGCTTCTTGAGACAATTCATCAAACTGGTCATCCAGCAGCTTCATTTCGTCCTTGGCTTGACGAATAACAAGGCATAGATCGTAGTAACGCAGCACGTTCGGGCGCAAGCGTTCTAGGCACTGGTTAAATGGCTTTTTCATGATTCCCAAAGTTCTAGGGTGCGAAGAAAAGCTTCGGCTCGTTGCGAAGCCTTGGCATGCAGCAATGGAAAGCAATCGTCATTACTGAGTGGTTGCCAGCCTCGATTGTTGTCGTTCAGCGTAAGCTGGCCAAGTTCGGAGGCGTAGAAATTACATTGTGAGTACTGAGCGTCATCTGGCAGAAGTAATTCTTCCGCTTTTGCCATCGCATTCAAGTCATTCAAATAATCCGGCAACGGATCAAGTGGAATGTCCTCAATGTTGCCAAGAATGCGTTTTTCGTAAGGCGCGAGCCGCGATGGGTTATAGCCGACAAGAAATTGTTCTGAAATTCCACGCCAGCCGCATGCTTTAGCGATGGCAATTCGTTGTTTTTCGGGTGTCATATTTCGTTTCCTTGTTTGGTTGGTTGGGGTTTGTTATTCTGAACAGCGAATCCATTCGCCGAGCGCCCGCTTACCCTGCTCTGTGAGGGCCGCGTTGCGCACTGCCTCGATTCTGGACCCGGCCCATTCTTCGAGCTGCTCTTGGCTGGCCTTGGCATAGCGAGGGGAGTCGTGATAGGTGATGTAGCCGTCGTTGGTGCTGATATGGGGGGCGTATGATCCGAGGTTGCTTTTGTGGTAGGACTTGGTTTTCATGTTTGTTTTTGGGTGTGCTTTTGTTTTCATGGTCTGCGGATTTGTCTGTTGATGGACTCGGCAACGTCAACCGGGGCGTTGTCCGCCTTGAACTTGTTCAGTGCTGCGATGAGGGCATCCTCAAACTTCTCGTCGGGCTGGACTTCGACGAAGTCGATGATGCCCTCTACAATTTCTTTGTAGCTCCACTGCTGGCGCATCTGTTTCAGGAGGTCGGGCAGGGTAACATTGGTGGTTACTTCGATGATGATGTCGGGGGTGTTGTTCATGGTGTCCAGAGGTTGGGGGTTTGTGAGGGTGGGTTCATGCGTCAAAGTTTGGAATGGTGTTTTTCCGCAACCACTTGACTTGTGCCGACCTCGCTGCCGACTCCGCTGCCGACCACGCTGCCGACCCCGCTGCCGCCCTCGCTGCCGACTCCGCTACCGACCTCGCTGCCGACTCCGCTGCCGACCTCGCTGCCGACTCCGCTGCCGACAACTCCTCGGCGGTTGCCTCGCCTCGGGCAAATCTTTCCGCGCAATCAATCGCTGCGACTGAGCGAGGATCTGCCTTTTTCGGCTGGCAGGAGCGAGCGCAAAAGACGGCGAATAACCGCAAGTCGCGGTCATTTAGCACGCCTATACGCGTTGCAATCCATATCAACCAATCTCTCCTAGCCTGAGCCCAAACATCATCCATTGATGGGCAGTTTTTGACAGCCCATTCTCGCCCCTCGCTGCATGCGCGATGCTTCGCGCAGAACTCTGTAATTGTAATTTTCATGGCTTTGAGTTTTGTTTTCATGGTGCAAAGAAGGAGTAGGAGTTCTGAGGGCAGCGACGCAGCAGATGTGCGGCTTCGCGGGAGGGGAGTTCGCGGGTGGTCTCGCGCAGACGCGGGGCCTGCGGATCTCTTCGACGCTGGAGGTTGCTCAATTTTGTCGGGTAGCGTTTCATAGTGGGGTGACTTCCGGGGTTACGACGTATTCTCCGAGGTCTTTGCGGAGGATGGACTCATGGAGGTCGGGCAGGTGGGACGAGACTTCCAGCAGGTAGAATGCTGCGTTCATGGCGGGCATGAACTTGGCTTTTGCAATGATGATGCTGAGGGCGATATGCCCTCTGGCGTAATCAAAGGCGTCCTCTTTGGCGATGGTTTGTAGTCTGTGTTTCATGTTGTTATTTATCGGTGCTCTTATTTTTACGGTGGCCTCGCAGCCATGTTGCATTTTGCAACGGAGATAAAAGGACAAGGTTGTTCTTGTCCTCGATGGTTCGGGTGCCGTTATCCCATACGACAACGGTGTGGTGCGGCAGAAGCCACGCCTTGCGGAGCAGCAGCTTGACGGGGTCGTTGCTGCGGGCGACTCGCCCGTAGATACGGGAGGGGGCGAGCCGATAGACCCGCATGCCCTCCGTGAATCCAACCAGCGCGATTGTCTCGCGACGAGCCAGCGTTGGGTTCCCCGTGTCATCCCATGTAACCGGGACGTGCTTGCAACCAGAGCGTGTGAGTGGGATGGCGAGCCCTTCCGGGGAAGCCACCACACCCATCCGAAACGGGGGGACGCATTCAGCGACGCGCCCCCCGATTCGGAATTTAGCCCGGCTATCCGCAGTGTTGAGAATAACAGAGCGCGGGTTCATCGCAGGTCGCGGGGTTCTCGGGTGACCATGTCAGTGGCCAGCTGGGTGGCCAGCTTCACCGCGCAGGGGTTGGCGAACGCAGAGTGGAAGTGCGTTCGCATTGCCTCGACAATGGTCATGGTTTTCAAGCTGCCGTCCTTCATGTGGACGGAGGTGCGCGCCTTCGGGTCAACGAGGGTGGCACCCACCAGATGGATGTTGCGCGCCCGCCACTCGGCAGCCTCGACGCAGCCGTCGGTGAGCTGCCCGTCCGTCCAGCAGATGGCGCAATCCGCCTCCGCGAGACACCCAGCAATCACCGGGTGGTTCAACGAATCGCGATACCCTTCGCGCGAGTGTCCGGGGCGCAGCCGCAGGAACTGGTCGAACGGCAGAGTGATCGGACACTCGGCAATGTGGGATCCAGTAAGGAACACGCGCAGATCAATGGCCCCGCTGCGGGCCATCATCATCAAGGCCCACACAAACTCTCGCCCGCCCGTCTCCCACATGCCGCCCATAGAGCCCGACATGTCGACGACCAGCACCAACCGGCGCGTGCCGCTGCCCCCTCCCAAGTGGAGAAAGGCGGTGTCCCACTGGCGGGTGAGGGCAGATGCCACGCGAAGACGCGAACCGCTGGAAGAGGCCACCATCGGGGTGGGCTCCGCATTTTCAAAGACCAGACTAAAGCCCGCCATGATGCGGCGGACCAGACTGTAGTTAAAGGATGAAGCACTCATGTTGTTTTGTTATTGGGGTTGTTATAGGTGACGTTCAGTTTTCCATGAACTTGGTGATGGGAGACATGCCCTTATGGGCGGCACGGGTTGGGTCATGTGGTTTGTCGCCGGGGAACGTGAATGATGTCTGGATGGTGGGGGTTTCACCCATAGCTCCTCCCTCAGATGCCGACACGACCGGCGAGGGAGTTTCTGGCGCGCTGGAAGACTCCGACGAGAAAGCCTCCCGGCCTGCAGACTCATCCTTATCCGAGATGCCGGTGATGGATTCAACGTCGTGGCCGAAGATGTCCACCCATTCTTTCTCGATGGGGATCAGTTCAATCTCTGTCTTCGCTGCGACGAAGCGATCATAGAACTTGATGATGACCGAGGTCACAGACCTGCCCATGTAGGGACCACTTATGAAGGTCGGAAGCCCTGTCCATGAAAGGGCCGACGCTGCAGAGCGGGTGTGTTTGAACAGCGCAGGCTCCCGGGACTTGAGCTGCCACAGGTAGGTGGATGCCACATTCGTGGGTTTCATCATGCCCCCTGAACGGTCGATCCGATTCCACCCAAAACGGTGGTCCTTGCCGCGCTCCTTCAAATATCGCCACTCGATCCGGCAGTCCTCTGCCAGATTGTGAAAGCGAAACTTGAGTCGGTTTGCGCGCAGCCCCATGTCCACGTCGGGGCGAGGGCTGTCGGTGTAGGCAGCGTGGCACACCTCATGGGCGATGGCCGATTTAACAAGGCCCACGCGGTCGAGGGATTCGCTCTCCACATCAAGTGGGTCTCTGAACACTTCATCAATGCGGTCGCCCACGTGGATGATGTGAGAGCACCTGCTCGTATCCCACTGCCAGCAGGCGGTGCCGATGCCTGTCTTCTCGGTGTCCACTAGCGTGGTTGTGCTGACGCAGCGAGCCGCCCCTACACGGGGAGGGATGGTAACGGCGAGCCACCACAAGGAACCGCCACGCTGGCGGATCTTGCCAGTGATGGGGTGGGTTGTCTGCCGCCGGAGGCTGGCCTTTTTGGCCGCGTCGAATATCGTCGGAGTAATCATATCGTTGTATTATTATTTGTTGATAGGTAACAGGGTTGCGGTGTTGCAAATTGCAACGGGTTATTTGAGGCATGCCTTGATGAGGTCGCCTGCGATCTTGAAGCTCGCCTCGTCGGTGTCCTGCGTGGCTGCGTTCTGCACGGCCAGCTGCTGTGGGAGATACTTGTAGAAGTATTCCACCAGATGCAGCACGGTCGGGGTCGCGTTCCAGCGGCACACGTTCTGCACGGCGGCGATCAGGAAGCGGAAGCAAAGTGGGCGAGCCAACTCCAGCGTCGAATACTTCTGGCGTGTCGCCTCCATCAAGGTAGCAAAACGTGTAGCGAAGTTCGTGCTGGCGCTGTCCGTCCGAGCAAACACACCGCTGGAGAAGTACTCCAAACGCTGCAAGCAAACGTCCGCCGCCCATTCTTTCGAGAAGTCGAAGCGGAGCATTTGAATACGAGAGGCAAACGCCTCCGGCGGGGCAGCGCGCAGGTTGCCCATGAAGAGCACATGCAGCTTATCCACCGGAGCGCGGAGAATCTCAAACGTGCCGTCCTCTTCAACTTGGCGAGTCTGCAGGATGTAGCAGCGCACGCCACCATAGACACGGGGAGACAGAGTGGAGAGCATCCACTCCAACGTCTTACGTGTGGCATTGAACACCTCATCACCCACGAACAGGGTGTTGACCCCAGCAGATGCGGAGCGGATGGCCGCAGTCAGCGGGCCGTCAGCAACGAGCAGCGTGCCGTCGGGACGCGGGGAGACCACACCTACGAGGGCGGACACTTCGTCGATGTCATCCTTGAAGGGGTGGAAGTAGCTGGTGTCATACAAGGAGGCGATGGTGTCCGCCATGTAGGTCTTGCCGAATGACGGTGGGGAGATCACCGTCGGGATGGCGCAGGTCTGCTCCAATCCCGGTGAGAAGAACGGCATCACGGCATCAAGCATGCGGTCCTTGCCGCCACTGGATGCAGCGATGGCAGCCACCACACGAGGAGGCAGTGGAGCTCCCGAGGGGAGCGCCGCCATGATTGCGTCAAGCATAGGGGTGACCGAGTCCAGCTTTTTGGCAAGGATGTCGTGTGCTTTGGTGAACTCGCTCTGGCTGGTAGTCAGCGCGCCGATGTTTTTCTCAGCCTTGTCGACACGTTCGATGAGGTCAGCGGGAACCTCGGGTCCCTTGCGAGCAGCTGCTGCTGCACGGAGCGAAGCAATGGCTACCTCAAGGGGGTCCTCGGGGGCGCTGGTGTCGCCGCCGGTCTTGGCCGACGGCAGCTTCTTGGCGCGCTCCCCACGGGGGCCAATGACTTTGGGTGTTGAGTCGCTCTCGAGATCGACAGCGCCGAAGGTCGGGGCTTCGAGCGGGGTGTCATCGAAGCTGGCGGGGTTGGGTCCCTCAGTAGGAGGGGAGCCCGGTGTGAGACCGATCTCCTCAGCGAGGACGGCGACGGCCTTCTGCATGTCGTCCGCCGTGGCGTAGGACAGCAGGTCAACCAGCGCCGGATATCCGAGGCTGTCCACCACTGCCTTCAAGTCAGCGGGGGATGGGATGCGGTTGCCATAGCGCTTCGAGGCAGCGACCTTGATGAGCTGGCCCAGCGCGACCCGGACATCAGCGACGGAGGCACCAGCGACGAGCGCCTTGGTGACGACTTCGGGATTGATGGTGACGTCGGAGAAGGCTGCGGTCGGGGTGACGGCGGCGTAGGCGTTTGCGATTTCAGTGTTCATATTATTTTCGTTTCTATTGTTTGTTGTGTTTTGTCTGTCGTTAATTCCGGGCACTCAGCGTGATTGCTGGATGGCCGGAATGTGGGACAGGCCTTCCCGGATACCACCGTGGCACCCGGGAAGGCTGTGTTATATTAACTTACTAGGAGTGTCAAGCGGGAATGCTGCTCAGTGCGTTGCAAATTGCAACACCCAGCTTGTTAGCGTGGTCCAGAGAGATCCCGATGAACCCCTCTTGGCGTGTCACCTGCTGATGGCGCAGCTCCGAGGCGGCCTCTTCTTTCTTTGCTGCATCCACGACGGCCTTGAGACCTTCAATAACAGCGGGGCGGTTCTTGAGTTCCTTCTTCAAGACACCCCGCTGGTTGAACAGCTGCTGCCGGGCGAGGTCGTAGTTCGCCTGTGTCAGGCGGCTCTGCTCCACCACCCGGCGGCGCAGCTCCGACACAAACTTGCGGTGGTTCTTGCCGCCGAAGTGCAGCGCCGGTTTGGCCGGGGTCATCACCACCTTGTGCGTCGGGGCCAGCAGCGTGGCAAACTCACCGCCGAGCGCGGCCAGATTCATCCGGTGGCAGCCACACACCACCATCTTCACCGGGCGATTGTCTTGGTCATGGAACCGGCACTCTTCAAGGCGGACAGCCCCGTAGATTGTGACCGGAGCCGGGGACTCACCGCGCAGCCAGCGCAGCGCCTCATCCGGGGAGACCGGACACTTGATGCCAGAGGACAGGATGAACTCGGTGGCGGATTCATTCATCCGCACGGTGTAGTTGGCCTTGGCTTCGGGGTGGCTCCATGTGGCAGGAGTGTCAGGGAACCCGACTTTACTCGCCCCATACGAGTAGCCGAACCCCAGCCGAGCGCGATGCTGCGGGGTGAAGGCCTCGGAGCGCTTTGCCTCCAGTGCGGCTTGCAGCATGGCAAGATCTGCGTCCCGCGTTTTCACGGTCATAGCGAGGGCCTTCTTGATGTTGTTCAGCAGCACCGCGTAGTCCCGCGTCTCCGATGCCTTCAGATTTGCTTCAACGGTGCGCAGTGTCATCTTCCTAGCCAGCAGATCGCCGTCCGCAGGCTTCACCTTCGACTCATGGTAAGCCTTGGCCCGCAGGCCCGACTCACCGAGCAGCGCCCACGCCTTGTTACCCTTGAGCTCCTTGCGAAACACGTCCTGCGACGCGCCCGACTTGCATTCCACATGGAACATGGTGCTGCGTCCGAACTGCCCGAAGATGGAGGCATCCAAGAACTGGAACTCCCATTCACTCAAGTGAACCTTGTATTGCGCCTTGGTGGCGGGGCAGTAGTAGTGAATACGAGTGGCGCGGTATCCCCGCGACGGGGCGAACTCCGTCTTGGTGACGTTGCCCCGGCGGGTGACGGTCAGCTGAGAGTCCTTCCCAGCGCGGAACTCCAGCCGGGTGTTGTCGGCAGCTGTGATGTCGGCGACCCACTTGATGAGGTCGGGATCCGTGAACTCCACAGCCAGTCCGTGATCGGACACGTGGATCAGGTTGTCCACCTTGAGGTGGAACTTGCGGGGGCGGGGTGCCTTGGCTGGTGCGTCGGCTATCAGGGTGAACCCCTCGGTGTTGCTATTGGTTTTAGTTTTCATATCGGTTATCAGTTTTGCTTTTGTTATGGTGTTTGCTTTACGTTCCGAGCACGAGGGGCGTGGTGCCCCGGTGCCCAGAATGAGAAGCAATCCCGGTGTTGCGACGTGCAACACCGGGCGCTGGTCAGCCCGGCTTACTTGCCGAGCGCTTGGAACTCCTTCCATGTGTAGAGCGACGGGCTCCGCACCTTATCGTCCCATGCTACACGCACCCCGTGGTATTCACGAAGGTTGTGGAGGCATGACACTCCCCGATGGTTGGCGAACATGAGCTTGCCGCTCGTCTCCACCAGTTCGCGTTGCTGCGGTGTTGCAAGGTGCAACAACCACCAGTCGATGATGATCCCGAAGAACCACTTGCTCTCCAGAGCGGGCTGCGCCGGGTTGGTGCTGGGATACGCAGGGTTCCTCCTGAATAATGTCCCGTTGCCGCATTCAAGGAACTCGGGACACACATCACGGCGGCCCAGCTTGGAAGCAAAGCACTCAGCCGCCCGGCGAGGTGCATAGTCAGCCGCCGCGAGCTTGTTCCAGTCCTGACAGGATACGATCGTGTCATAGCTGAGGTGCCCGCCCTCAGTCCACACCTTGATGGGGTAGTGGGTGTAGGCCAACTGATCCAGATAGGGGGCGAAGAACTCCGCCGGGATGTCCGGCAGAATCCCACGCCCCTCATATCCGGTGCGATTGCACAGCTCCTTGTAGTAGGGAGTGGTGAACTCCAAAGGCATGGAACTGGTGACATTGAACCATGCTGCGTTATCGCGGCTGCCCGGCGACGGGACATGGATCAACGGTTCGGGGCTCAGAATGAGCTCCGCCAGTGCAACGGGATCTTCCGATGCGGGGATACGGAAGTGGTGGACCACTTTCGATTTGTCCGCAGGGGTGGTGGCTTCGATGGTCAGCACGCCGCCATGGTCGGCGCGGCCTTCTGATTCGATGAAGGAGAACTTCATATTAGTGTGCCCCTCCTGTGTGAACGGTGAAGAGAGCGAACGCCGCTCCCAGCTGCCGGGCTCCAGCCCGGAGTTCTTCGATGGTGCATGACGCCGGAGCGTCGATTTCGATCTCGCCGGGGGCGAGGTAGCGCCGTGATGGGGCGATATTCGAGGCGGTGTCGATGACGGCGGTCATGCCAGCAACGGCGGAGCCGCTGCGGTTTGGTGTGAGGATGAGTTTCATACTGTTATTATTGTCCTTATTGGTTTGTCTGGTTTGTGTCTCTGAGCATGGGGCGGAATTGCTCCATGGATCAGAGTGCAAATCAGTGGGTGCCCGGTGTTGCGGGGTGCAACACCGGGCTGGTGCCGTGGTGCGGCGGGGCTACTTATTCGCGGGGCAGTTGCCGATGTGGGTCGCGAAGTTCGTGACGTCCATGAACTCAGCCGCGCAGAAGGGACATGTAGATGTCACGGGGCGGGGCAGGTGCTCAAGGACGAATACGGCATCTCCGTGGGTGTCCTCAAGGTGGGCGGCTCCGCCCCATCGGGCGGGGGGCACCGCCGTGGTCTGCCGGGAGTGCTGCTTCCGAACGGCTCGCCCGAGGGATTGCATCCGTGCGGCGAGACGGGATCGGAAGACGTCCAAGCCGTTGAACTCGCAGATTCCCCCTTTTATAAGGGTTGGGGCGGAGTTGGTGCGGGGTGGCAATGGCAGGAGCGGTCGGCGGCGCGGGAGCAGGGTGCGGGGTGGCAACGGGAGCAGGGTGCGGGGTGACATGAGGCGGGATACGAGGGCGTGGGTGTTCATAGTATTAGTGGTTATGGTGGTGATTTGTTACGTGGGTGCGGTGTTGCAATTGCAACGGGTTAAAACAACTCGGCGGCGCGAGCGAAGAAAAATCCGCCCGGCCACGGGGTTCCGATGTCTCCATCTTCGGTAACCTCCATCAGCAGTGTTTCCTGCTGGGGGCTGTGCATAACAGCGAGAACCAGCTTGTCGGGGGGAAGGATGCCCTCACGCACCCGGCGCAAAAGCCGGAGCACAAGGAACTCCGCGAAGATGGTGGAGACGTGAACAGTCCACGCTTCGTCCATTGCACGGTGAATGAGCGAGTCGGCCAGTTCAAGCCACTGCTGGGGCTGGGCGAACAAACTCAACCTCACGCCGTTGATGGTGCATGACGCGAGGGGTGAGACTTG